ATACGATCAGCTTCGTCCCCCGCCATGTTATACAAGACGGAGGCTACTGTTGTTACATACTTAGAACTAAAAAGTCCCATTAAGGAGTACCTAGATTGTTATTGGTTCGAATAGTTTGCAACACAGAGTCAACTGTTGCATTGGTCAATTCGTTTGGAGCCAAAAGAGTATCATCCAGAGTTTTCTGAGTGATCCAAGCATCCAGATACATCTTACCAGCTTTATATTCTGCATCCTTCACATAGGCATCAATCTGTTGATCATACAGGGATTTTTGTTTCCCTACAGAACCAACAACAGTAGTTGTACCATCAGTTCGTGTGTCCATGGTCTGAGCACGCTGAACCTCAGTCTGTTCCTGAAGTAGAACCAATTGCTGTGGAAGAGTATTCGCTGTCTGATAGGCAGCTTGAGCCTCTTGAGCGTCAACCAGAGCTTTCTGAGCAGGGATAAGTGATGCACCTTGATATTCAGCAATGGTTGTCTGACCCTCGATCAGGTGGATCTGAGCGTCTTCTGTGGCCAGCTTATATTTAGTAAGTGCATAGTCAGCTTTGACACCCTGCATCTGGAAGAATGTAGCAGCCAGAGTAGTCTTGGCATTCTCCAGATTGACCGCAGCAGTCACAGCGTCGATCTCAGCACGTCGTGCTTGAGCCTGAAGCAGGATGGCCTGCCACTGAGCAGCATCCTTACCCAGCAGGAACTGTGTGGCTGTAGTGAGAGCAGCAGTTGTCAGTTGGATATAGGCTTTGGAATATTGCTCTCCAGTGATCCGACCACCTGTCCACTCTTCTGTTAAGTGAGCTTTAGTAGCCGACATAATTTTATCAAAGGCACCATCTCCACCCACTGTACCAGATGTCAGGTCAGTGATTTCCAACCCAGCAACATCAGTATATAGGGCATTCGCTACCTGAGTAGGTAACTGGAAGTCACTCCCCGTCAAATCAACGACAGGGAGTGTGAAGTTGGTGCCCACCAACATAGCGTCATATGCTGTGATCGCTTGTGCTTGGTGAGCCATGGTTTAACCTCCCAGACGAGAAGCAGCATCCTGCTTATTACCAAGTTCAGTCAACTCAGCTTGAGTCAACGAAGGCATACGCTGGATATTGAATTCGGGAACCATACGAGTGGATACCTTGATTTGACCATCGACCACTTTAGTCTTGATCTGTTGAAACATCCGGGTTTCCATCTGGTTCAGAATGATATTCTCAACGTGAGTACCGCCATCCGTCTTCTCACCGAAGGGAACCATACGACGAATAGTGCCTACCAGCTTGTTCCCTACAGTGAAGATTTCACCTTCAAGATCAGCCTTGGAAGGGTTCATGCAGGAGATACGAACACGAATGAGTTTGGTACATTCCTTGATCATAGCAGACCGACGAGCAGCCAAAAGCTGTACTGCACTCATCTTAGGCTTCTCAGCCTTTGGTGCTTCAGGGGGATTCTGATGGGCATCAATCTTCTCACGAAGCTTAGCAATGCCAATGTTACCGGAGAATGTGAGACCTAGCGTAGTAGCTTTGGCTTTCAGTGCATCAAGTTGAGCTTGTGCCATTTCTGGGCTTTGTTCTTGGGATTCCATGAGGACTATCCTTGGTAGATTGAAATGTAAAAGAGGGGAAGGAATGACCCTCCCCCTCTTAATGGTTACCTTAGTTCAACTGATTAGACAGTTGCAAGGGTCTTGATCACAGCCAGACGTTCTGGACGCATGATCAGCATACCGTAGTACCACTTGATCGAGCTGAAACCGACTTCACCGAATGGGTCAGTCTTGTCCGCAGTCTTCACACCAGGCATCTTGGTGATGATCTTAAACTTTACAGTCTTACCATCAGTCTGGAAGCCAATAGTGGTGAAGCTCTCTGCACCAATAACCAACATCGGGTAGATGTTGTAGTGGTCACCAGAGGCACGATAACCAGGGTTGGTTCCAACCGTAGCACCGGCACCAGCCCAGTGGAGCATCTCAGGGACAACAACCAGACGGAACTGACCGATTGTACCAATTTCACCGTTCATGATCGTACCAGCATGACCATACTGGTGGATCGGAACAAAGGCTGCATCACCAAACGAATCCTGAAGCTTCGAGATCTGCATCTGAAGTTCAGTACCGATATACATGACCCGGCCAGCGGCAATGGTCTTGGTATCAATCATCCGCGAACCAGTAATATACTTGGTGGTCTTTGGAGTCCGGTTTTCGTCCAGCATGATGCTGAGGCGCATGAAGTCATCGTTGTCAACGACAGCGATATCGGTAGTCTCACCACTGACGGTCAGATCCGAGACAGCTTCACCGGTGTACAACACAGTACCGCAACCAGCCAGCAAGTCAGCCTGAAGAACAGCTTCAGTCAACTGGGTAGCACCAGTAACCATCTCACGACTCAGATGGCCATACAGTTCACTGTCAGAATCGAAGTCGAACGATTCTTGGGTAAACTCAGTGAAGAAACCAAACTTGGCAATGGAACCAGAGCGTTCGATACGAGTAAAGCCTACCCGGTTAACACGACCACCAGTTTCAGTCAGGGTTGGAATCTTACCTTGGATCGAACCAACGTCTTTACTGGAACCATACAGGTTACCACCGGCACTGGACTTGGTAATACCCATATCAAGAGCAACCAGAGCGTCAACCTTAGCTTCAGTCGAATACAGCAGCGACAGAGTACCACCGACCTGAGTCAGCAAGGTAGTTGCACCACCACCGGAGCCGTTGGCACCATCGGTAAACGTAGCAAGGGTGCCTACGTTGTCATCCAACAGAACCTTGGCAGCAGCGGAACCAGCATCGGCAATGCGTAGAGGGGTCACAGGCATGTTGGCGTAGAACATGGCAGCAGTGATAACGGCACCGGAAGCGGAGATACCTTGGTCACTGGTGTTGCGGTCATCCAACAGTGGAATGTAGTGATAGACCTTGATCTCTTTGCCGTAGTGCTTTGGCATCGACAGAACATCAGCCAGAGGCATGAAGTACATATCTTTCTTGGCTTCGATCAAAGCCTTCTTATGCCACCAGAAGGTGTTGAACTGAGTACCGATGGTGGAAGCATTAGCTTCACCAGCCTCAGAAGGGTTGTTATAAATCTGTGTCATGACTGATTATCCTTTTACAGTCGTGTCGCCAGTGATGCGTTCTTCTCGAACTCCTCATCTGACATATTGAGCGGATTGAAATCTGCTTTAACTGGTTTCGGAGTTGTACGAACTCCAGCGGCAGCTTTCACTTTGTCGGCATTTGTGTCGGTCTTACGTGGAGCAGCTTGGGTAGCAACCACTTGACTTGTCTGAGCAGGAACCGGAGCCGGTTGAGGCTGGGTTACTGGTGCAGGTGTCGCTGGGACTAACTCACCATTCTGATGCATCTGAGTACCAACTGAATGGTAAGCGTCGATGAATGACGTTCCGGCAAGTTGCCCTAACATCTGACGTTTGCTAACTTCATTTGCAATCTTGTCGAATAGACCGTCTTGCTTATGTTTGGTGAGCAACGTGAGAACTTGTGGGTCCGCATAGATTGTCTCTTTGGACTCTTTATCCCACTCATTGTTGATCATTACAATCAAATTCTGACCTTCGGGACTAGAGTTTACATCTGCAAGGACTTGATCCCAAACCATTTCTTTATCAGAAACGGAGTGATCTCCTTGTTTATATGTAGATTCTACGGATGTATCGATATCCATAGGATCAATATTTGCATCCACAATAAGCTTTTTAATAGCCTCAGGATCTTTATTGTGGAGGTCAATTAGATATGAAATCTTATCAGGAGAATCCAAACCATGGTTCTCCAACATCTTTGCAACCTTCAAATGCGGTTGTAGAGATTGAAGTTTCTTGGTGTAGTCAGCACCTTTCTGTAAAAGAGATTTAACCTCAGAAGGATCTTTCAAGGTGATCTCTTTACCATTGGCTTTGAAGGGCCTCATCACCTCTTCGTACAGAGCCTTATAATCAGGACCAGTATCAGCGACTGGCTCATCCTTTACGGCTGGTTTGTCATCTGGATCCGCTTTTGCCTCTGGTACTTCAGGGGTCTTAGGCTCAGGCTCCGCTGGCTTTGGGTCTTCTTTGACAACAGGTTCTGGGTCGTCGTCATCTGCTGCCAAGGGATTGACTGCATCTGGATTACCTTCTGATGCTCCTTCATCGGGAACAACGTCATCACCCGTAGGCTCCTCAGTGCCATCTGCAACTGGATCATCATTGGTAGGTTCCTCAACAACAGGTTCCAGGTCAAGGACAAGCTCCTCACCCTCACTCACAATAGGATCAGAAGTCTCTGCTTCAATTGGTTCCCCCACCGCATCGGGTGGGGTTTCCATTGAAGTAAAATCTTCGTCGCTCATGTTTTCATAATCGACATCAGCCATTGGATTAACCCTCCTGCTCGTTGCGGAGTTCATCCAGAGTATCCCGATCAACTGAAATGGCATCTTCAGCCTGATTACCCTTGGTGGTCTGGGTAAATAGATAACGCTTCAGAGCACCACAGCCATTGAGATCACGCATGACAGAAGCACGCACTTCATCGGAAATGATAGCATCGGACGACAGGTGAGCCAGACGGGCAGCATCATCATTCAGAAAACCATCCATGATGATCTTCTTGAAGTCACGGTTCTTGGAGAGTCGAAGGATTGCATCCCGAGTAGCTACCGCTTTGGTAGCCATTTCAAGACTCAGTTCGACCATTTCGATTTGTTGTTGAGACATGGGGTTTCCAGTTTCCTCAGTGTTACGTTGTTAGTCTGTGAAGTTACTCAGGTTGGGGAGCTGGAGTATCCAACATCTTTGCCAACTGGTTGTAACCAATCGCTGTTTCCACATCAGGGGCTTTCTCACCCTCCTTTGTAGGTTTCAGCAAACTCTTCGTCACTTCAAGACTCGCATTACCATTGGCTTGACCCTTCTGGATTTGCAAGGCTCTTTTGTGGTTTATACCATTAGATTCGTTTTCAGCCTCTATTTTCTGCAATACAGCCTCGGTTTCTACTTCCATAGCACGAGCATTGTTAAGTTCGACCTCAGACTGAAGCTTAGCAACTTCCATCTTGAGCTTCTCCATCTCCAACATTTTCAACTGTTCTTCCATAGGATCAGGTTCTGGTTTGAACCTACGGATCTGCTCAGCCAGAACTGGCATACGCTTCAGGTCAGCAATTTCACCTAAAATCATTTGACTCATTGCAGGGGCCATCTTTGGACCCATAGTCTGAAGCATGAATCCGAGGTCATTAGATTTCTGCTCATCAACTTCAGCAGTAGATATGTCTACCTTTAAGTCAAAATTACCTTTCAGATCCTCACGACGAACGGGTACAAACTTCTTATTTGTAACCCGAACCACCTCTTCCTCACTTAGGAAAACAGCATTCATAGCAGCAATCTTGGAACCAATAGCACGTATACCAGAAGCCATGCGGCGTAGAATATTCATCTCACGTTTGGAGGAGGCATCCAGAGCACCCTTAATACCTGTTGCAACGTCACCATAGGAGTCACCACTCACACCACCAGCGAACGCTTTGACCCCACTCAGAGCCTCTGCTTCTTGGTTCTGGAGGTTTATCATAGTTACCGCAGACTGGGGGATCTCAGGATATGTGTGCTGGTATATGTTGGTACGCGGATCAGATCCCTGGTTAAACTCATAATCCTTACCAGCATCAAACCGACGCTTGTTAGTTACGTCTAGAAAGTTCTTTGAGAAGCCTTGCTGAGCATTGGCAGAGCGACCCATAGAGTCAACCATACCGCGTGTCAAAGCACCTAGAATAGCTTGGTTATCCTCAAGGATCTCAGCATCAGGCTCACCAAAAACTTTACGTTTGACTGGAAGATACGTGGAGATAACAAATGGAGGCTTCTGGTC